ATAAGAACCGCTACTTACTCTTTCTTTAGTCCCTGCAGCACTAGGTGGTCTCTTTGGAGCACTTGTTGGTTTAGCACCTTTACTTCTTGGATTTGCTTTATTATCATCACCTTCCATCTTACGTGCAACACCTAATGCACCTTTAGCAACCTTTCTTGCTCCGCGAGCAACTGCTGCTTTTGCAGATGCTTTAGCACCACGAACTTTAGAAGAAAGTTTTTGTCTTGCAAGTCTTCCCAATGCTCCAATGAGATTTTTTCTTTTCTTTTCGCCAGTTGGAGTATCGTGTCCGAAAGTTACTTTTGCTTCAGTAAGCGCATACTCAAGTGCTTCTTCAATGTCTTCTTCATCATAACCTTCATCAAGAAGTTCTCCATAAACACTTTCAACAATATAATCTACTTCATCAATCTCTACCATTTCAATCAGAGTTCCGCCAAGATTTTTTACTGCTTCACCAATGGTAGGATTAATTTTAATTTTATTGTTTACTTTTTTTTCTACAATTTTATCATCATTTTTTTCCTTCTTATCAATTACATCCATAACTTCAATAAGGTCAGACCTCCAGTTAGAGTATCCTTCCTTTACATTCTTCTTAGCAATTGCCTTACCGATTGCCTTTCTTCTCTTGTGAAGATACTTATCGGACTTATCAGTATCGCCATCATTATCAATATCAGCATCCTCTTGACCTACTGGATCTAATGCCTCTTTAGTAACAAGACCAACCACATTCTTATTCTTTTTGGTCAGTTTATCCATATAAGAAATTTGTTGCTTTTGTTGGTCTGCATAACCTTTTCCTTTAGAAGGAGAAAGTCTCTTATCACCAGATCTTCTTTCATCAGATGCTGCTTTTCTCATCTCTGGGTCAGCACCCTTTACTGCTTCTTCAATTTCAATTTCTTCTTTCATCTTTGCGCGTTTTGCTGCAGTCTTTGCAAGTAATCTTTCTCTTGCTGCTTCTTGCTCAGACTTTGGAATAGCAGTTACCGCACCAAGTCTTTCTGCGGGTTTGCCGGGAACTGCAGATTCAGTACGATATCCAGTTGGTTTTGAACCTGTTGGTTTTGGTTCTTCAATGCGACGACCAGTTACTGTTCCTGGTTTGGGACGCTGAGGACCATAAGCATTAGATTTCTTTACATCTCTCTCAACTTTTCTTGCAGCATCAGATGCAAGTGCCCTATCAAATCTCTTATTCTGCTGTCTCAGTTTATTCATCGAAGCATTAGTTTTCTCTTGCTCCGCATCAAGTCTATCATCCGCAACAGCGTTCTTAACTCTACTTGCAACGGAGACCTGTTCCAAATAAACTTTGGAGATATCATTGAGAGGATTAATAGACATTGTAAACTTACTATTTCTTTACCTTATACTTATTTATGAATTCCTTGATTTGTTTATATCCTCTATATGGTTTTCCGCCAGGTTGAAGATTTGTTTTATCTCCGGGATTAAATCCAGGCGTCATATCTACAGCATATTTAAAGTATCCACCAGTTCCAACTAACGTATTTGGTTTTCCAGGAACTCTCATTTTTCTTTCAACTCTTTTCTCTTGGTATGCTTCCTTGAAGTTTTTTGGTAAGTTTTTTACTTGTGGAATAAAGGCACCATAAGGACCGACTTTTGGGTCTTCTTTATCCACAAATCCGTCAATATTATTATCTCTTCTATTCACTGCTTTCTTCACAAGTTTTTTTAGATTAGTCGATGGTACTTCTACCTCTGCTTCCATTACATCACGGATCCAAGACTTGAACATATACTCATCTTCAGTCACACAAATGAGATAGTTTGTTCCTCTACGGATAATCTCACCAACAAGACCAGTATTTAAGTTCTCTACAATATCACCAATTCTAAAAATTTTACCCCTAATATAATTCTCTCGGAGAGTTTCTGTATCATACTTTGGAGCAATTTCCCACATTTCGACAACTTTCTTTTTCTTCGCACCCATTCCTTGGCGAACGGCATCAAAGAGTGCTTGAGTATCACCATCATCTAATGTCTTTGGAGTTCCTCTACGGAATGAATCAAAATCATCTTCAATTACAGCCTTTCTCATCTTGGATGCAGACATACCAGAGACACCCTCAGCGTCAGCATCTCTAACACCAGCAGAGATTACACGGATTAAATCAAACTCATAAAGGTCTCCATTGTATTTCTGAGCAAGGTTCTCAAACTCTGCTTGTCTATCAGATCCTACAACGATATTAACATTTGCATATCCTGCTTCTGCAGCTGCAATCAATACATTAAAGATTGATTTCATCTCTGCATCATTGATAATATTCTCTTCAAAATCAGGGAACATCTTCTTCATAAACGAAATCTTCATATCAGGGTCAAGAGGATTCTTCTTGGGGTCCTGAGTTCTTGAAGGATAAATCTTAAGGTCTCCACCAGTTGCTGCTTTTCTTGCTGCCTTCAGAAGTTTTTCGTGACCGACTGTTGGTGGATTGAAACGACCAAATGCAACAGTTAAAGTATCACTATCTGTAGGAACATCAGCAGTTGGAGTTTCTGCTTTTGCTGGTGCTTTTGGTGCAGGTGCTGCAGTTGGTTTTGCTGCCGGTTTTTCTGGTGCTGGGGATTTTCCTACTGCACCTTTTGGTTGGTCCTTTCCACCTTCTACTCTTCCTCTATCATAAAATACTAGTTTTCCTTTTTCTGTTTTCGCAACAAACTCTCCACGGGTGTCTAACCAACCGCCATGGCCATCACTCTTGAGGTTTAGTTTCTTCGCTTGCAGTGATGCTTGCGATTGTGTTGCCTCAGTTAGAAATTTGGAAAAACTCTTCATATTGATAAATCTTATACTTTTATTTATTAAGAGGCAAAATCTGCCTTCAAAAATTGAACATCTTTATCCAAATCATAAGGAGATTTTTTTGGTTTTGTTACAACCTGCAGTGCGGTTGTAAATCGATAATTATCTATCGGTCTACTACCACCCCTCTTAACTCTAATACGAATTCTCAAGTTCGGATTAAACTGAGGAACAGGAAGTTTGGCGGGGTTTTCTTTCATATAGTACAAACCATATCCACCCACTTGAATATAGTAAGTTTTTTTGGTGGCATAATAATCCCAAAGTGCTCTAGTATTAATGGGCAGAAAAGCATCTTTAAATCTTGTATAATCCGATTTAACCATATCATCAGTGAAAGATTTTGATGGTATCAAACCTTTGTTGGGTGCTCCTTGCTTACCCCATTGCTTGTTAACAAAATCAAGAATACCGACCGCATTTAACAAGTCACGCATTTCCTGTGCTGAAGCAGTTTTAGCACCACCAAGTTCCCACTTCTTATTTTTAAAATTATATGATAATGATCCCTGACCATAATCTGCTTTTAGATCAAGTTTAATTTCCAACTTATTATCTTTGCCGCCATATAGAAACATAGCATCTGGCGCGTTGGCATCAGAACCAGCAGGAGTAAACCCCGAAGGAACTAACTTTTGTGCCTTTAATGCATTGTGAATTTTGGTTTCGTATATAAAACCTGCTTCTCCAGCCATTTTTTATTTTTATTTATGGAGATAAGGAGACTCGAACTCCTGACATCAGCCTTGCAAAGACCGCGCTCTACCAACTGAGCTATATCCCCGATGAAGACATTATAAAACCCACTCAACTAAAAGTCAAGTGGGTTGGAGCAACCTTCCAACTTATTTATTAAACACCAAGAACGGCACCAATATTATCATCTAGTTGTTGAATTACATTACGAATATCAACTACCCGAGGAGGAACACTCACTTCATCATAAGTATATCCTTTCTGGGAATCAAATAATACTTGACGAACTGCAGCAGCTGTGCGAGCATCAAGGTTAAGTGTTACTTGTTTTTCTTCAGTCACAGGTCTCCCTCCACACGATTTTCGGAACGTTCAATACTAAAAGCACCCTCTGGGTAGCGAGCACTCAGTTTCTCAAAGTTCATTTGGATTACTTCCTCAAGTGAAATATCAAGTCCAATACACGCCTGAGAAACATACCACATAATATCTCCAAGTTCACGTTTTAGGTGAAAAAGGTTTTCTTGGTTTACGGGTTTCCCCTGAAACACGATTTTCTTCACAATCTCAGTAAACTCACCTGCTTCGGCAGACATTCCTACAGCAGCAGTAAGCAATCGCTCGGTAGGAAACTCTTGTTCCCGTAGTTCCATAATGCGATTGACGAAAGATGTGTGGTCTTTGCTAGGATTAGAGGTAGTGGTATTAACGAATTCGACATATTTGTTTAAATCAATAGTCATTAGAATTTAAATCCCTCAAATGTTTTCTTAGGTTTTTTCTCTTCA